ACTTGGACGCCGTTAATTTCATTACCATTCAACTCAATAGTGCCGCCAAGAACATCAACTATACCATCAGCAGTTATTGCGCCTGTTACATTTACACCTGCTGAAGTAGTTGCTAACTTTTCTGCATTATCATAGTAAAGTTTTACAGCACCATCTGCTGTAGCTGTGATACTTTCTTCACCATCTTTAGCTTGAAGTTTAGCAACACCACTATCGTTAAATAATTTAAGAGCCATTATACAATAATCCAAGTTGAGCCAGAAGGAACTGTAACACTAACACCACTTGATACAGTTATTGGGCCAGCAGTCATAGCGTTCTGACCTGTAGTAATAGTATAGTTAGTATCTACTGTCTGGTCATTTTCCCAAAACACCCTGTCATCACCACCACCTGTAGCACCTGCACTAACAACACCCCAAGAAGTAACACTGCCATCTGTAGTTAAATACTTTCCTGAGTTACCTGTTTGGTCTGGAGTAAAACTAGCAGCAGTTACTGCACTAGCTGCGGCAGCAGTAGCTGAACTGGCTGCATTAGTCTCGCTTGTACTCGCTGCACTAGCACTATTAGCTGCATTAGTTTCTGACGTACTGGCTGCTGATGCACTGTTAGATGCGTTAGTAGCTGAAGTAGCAGCGTTGGTAGCACTAGTAGCTGCGTTGCTTGCTTGTGTAGTAGCTGTAGAAGCAGACGTAGATGCACTACTTGCAGAACTAGCTGCATTGGTTTCTGAAGTAGCAGCATTAGTTTCTGACGTTGCAGCATTAGTCTCACTCGTAGCTGCATTAGTAGCTGAGGTAGATGCTTCGCTTGCCTTAGTAGTTGCTGTGCTAGCTGAAGTAGATGCACTTGATGCACTAGAAGCAGCAGCAGTTGCACTGTTACCAGCATTGGTTTCACTTGTAGCAGCGTTAGTTTCTGATGTACTAGCATTACTAGCACTTGTTGATGCAGCACTTGCAGAGCTACTAGCATTTGTTTCTGATGTAGCTGCTGCACTTGCAGAGTTACTGGCAGCAGTAGCTGATGTACTTGCGTTAGACGCAGATGTAGAAGCTGCTGAAGCTGAACTAGCAGCGTTAGTTTCAGCAGTCTCAGCATTAGTTTCTGCTAACTCTGCTGCTGTCTGAGCTGTCTGTGCGTTAGTTGCTGCTGTACTAGCAGTTGATGCTGATGTACTAGCATTAGTCGCGCTAGTGCTTGCACTGGTAGCTGATGTACCTGCGCTTGTCGCACTATTAGCTGCGTTTGTTTCTGAAGTTGCTGCGTTACTCGCTGATGTTGATGCGCTAGTAGCTGAGGTTGCAGCATTGGTAGCGGAAGCGGCTGCCTCACTAGCTTTCTGAGTTACAGCATTAATTGTAATGTCAGTAGTAGCATCACCTGATCCACCATCACCTCGATATATTGCCATGCATTACCCCAGAAATCGTTTAAATAATATAGTGGCTAAAGCACCCATAAACGATGCTAAACTAAGACCTACCCAAAATGCGCCACGCGACCTATTGGCTAGCTCTAATAATTCTTTTAGGTCAAGCTCCATTGAGCCTACCTTTTCTTCTAATGACTCTACTTTACTAAGTAGCTTCCCATACTCTATTGGGTCTATCTCTTTCATAACATGTCCTAGTAAAGAAAGGGGCTACCTAAGTAACCCCTCGCATTAGTTGATAAGATTACGCAGGAACAGCGATAACCAAACCAGACTCAGGACGAACTGTCTTAACACCATACAGTGTATCAGCAGTCATTAAATCACCCAAGTACTCTTGCTTGTATTGAGTTTGAGTACGAACACCCATTTGCTCAGCAAGAACCATACCATCTTTCTGACCCATGATAGCTGCTTTAACAGCACCATCAGCAGCGTTTTCAACAGCAGTCTCAATTACTGGACAGTTGCTAGAAACATAGATGTCGATACCATATAGAGTACCAATTTGACCAGTCATAACACCACGACCATCTACAAAGTCAGATGAATTGTAGCGATCAATACCCATAATAGTGTTACGAACACTAGGAGGGATTACTAGGAAACGACCTTCCATTGGAACGTCATTGTCATCTAACTGTTGTACTAACTCACGAAACGCAAGGTCAGTGAATAAGTCAGTAGCAACCACAGTGTCAGCAGCGTAAGCAGCAATGCCATTTGCGCCATCAATGTAGAAGCTGTTAGAGTGAACCCAGTCAGTACCAGCGCCATTGTCATCACCAAAAGTTTTACCCAACGCGAATAGATCATCGTCTACTTGCTTAGATAGGGCATAACCTGCATCTTCTGTGTAGAAGCGGCGTAGTGATGGTTGTGCTTGAACGTCAGTAATATCTTCAATCAAACGAGAGTACTCGTAATGCTTGTTAATAATTACCTGTACTTCAGTCTCAGTAGCAGCAATCAAATTAACTTGAGTAGATGCAGCTTTAACTGAAGCAGAGCCACGAGTAGGAGAAGGGATATGGATAGTATCGCCTTTCTTACCTGTGTGTGACATTTTGTTTACAAGGTTTGCTAATACAAGGTTCTTCTTGTATGCAGCAATGATTTCGTCAGACCAAATCTCTGGGATAAATGTAGCCGCAGTAGTATTGGTGACGTGATTAGTACCTAGTGCCATTTTCTTTAATACCTTTTATAAGTTAAATAGTTTATTTAACCCTGCCTTCAGCATATGCTCTGTCAAATTCTTCGACGTTCGCATAATACCTGTCAGGGTCAGTCATCATTAAATTGACTATGTCTGAACGTCTGTAAATTTTTCTTGACATTGGTTCGCCTGAACCTTTGCCACCTGTAGAAGCTGCTTTAAGTTGTTGCTTACGATCTTTCTCATTAACTTCTTTAGCTTTAGATACATTACTTCTACGTTCACCCCATGTAGAAAGCAATTCATCAGCAGCATCAAAATCAAATTGGTCAGCTCGTTGCAATAACTCTGTTCGTACTTTAGATCCCTTAACCCAATCTATAAAATCAGGGTCTTGGATAGTCTCAATATAATCTGGATACTTATTAGAAATTTGTGACTTTACTTCTTGTCGCTGTTGCTTAATAAGTAGTTCTTTAACTTCTCTAAGTTCTGGATTATTTTGAATACGAGCATCAACACCCGCTTCAGGATCTTCAAAAAAATCTACAATCCTTTCATCTTTGGGCTTTTCTTTGACTTCTTCGCTCTTTGACTTAATGAAATCATCAACAGTTCTACGAAGATCTCCTAACTCAGTACCCTGACGACCAACCAGCTTTTCAACTTCTTGGTGCATCTGTACTATTTCTTGCATGGACTTGTTTTCGTATTTCTTAGGAGGTGTCCATTCTTCTTCGTCTTGAGCTTCTTCTGTTACCTGAGTTTCCTCAGCATCTTGTGCGTCTGTAGTATCTTGTGGAGTGTCTTCATTAAGAAGGTTCACAAGTCGCTCATTTTCGCTAAGCTCAATCTCTTGGTTTTCATCAAGGGGTTCGATTACTCTAGTCATTTTAATGTCTCCTGTACTATATAAGTATTATAGGAATTAAGTTAAAGCACCTTTCTCATGATCCTTTGCCCATTTTAAATCTTTGTCAGGCCAGCCATGACCTTTGAAGATAGTTGGAACAGGAGAAATTATGCGCTTTGCTGTAAAGGCACATTCAGGACAAGTCACTTCTTTTGTATCAGAGGTTACGAAATGTTCTGTAATGTGATGGTTGTCACAAGAAAAATCAAACAGCAACCTAGCCATTAGTCTTCTTCCTGAGATTCTTCTTCTTGGAGGGATTCATAAGTAAGACTTATTGAATCTTCCCACATTAGAAGTCTTTGAAATACTTGAAGTTGCCCCTGAAGTAAATGCAATTCTTTCGCATCTTGGGGTGTAAGTATATTATTAACAGATTCAGCAGCAGATTTAGAATCAGCCATAAACTGCTTCCAACCTTCTGTCTGAAATAAATCAAAATAAGTATTATAGTACTGTTCTACTTCAGGTTCTAAACTCATTAGATTATCCTTATATTATATCATAGTTTTAGTGGAATGTAAAGAATTAATTATTACCTTTCATTTGCATCTTTACCATTTCTTCTTTCGTATCAAGTTCTTTTTCTTTAAGCTGTAGCTCTGCAAACTTAACTACCTTTTCAAATTCACCTGTTGGCATTGTCTTAGCCAGTGCAGAAATTCGTTTAGTTTCTTCTTCGATTGGCAATAACTGAGTCTCTACTTGATTTTGTTGTACACGAGTCATAGTCTCTGCTGTCTGCGCTTGTATATTTTCTAGGGTAGCTTTAGCAGTAGCCATTTGTAATTGCATCTGCATTTGCTGGATTTGTTGTTGCTCAGGATTAGGCTGATTAACTTCTCGTAGCTGTTTTAGTATATCGTCACGATTAGATAAGCCCATGTTATCCACAATAGATTCAATCAACATTGGGTACATTGGTGACTCAGGAGACATAGTCTGTAGTAGTTGTACTAGCTGTGTTACTTCGTACTCACGAGCAACAATGCCTAACGTACTAGTGGCTATAAACTTATAGTCTTTAACAGGGTATAACTCAGGTACAAACTGCATGTAACGACAGGCAGCCTTTTCAATAAATGGTATAAAGAAGTTCTCTTGGAAGTTAATCAACGTACGCTTGTGACGTTTGATAACTGCCCCTAGACCCATTGAGATACCTGCTGCTGTACCTTCTCCATTTAACCCTGCTGGTATACCTGCTGAATCAATAGCACCTGTAGCTTGCTGTACCATAGCCTGTAAAGCTGCTGCTTGGTTAAAGGATACTTGATCTAGTTGACCAAACTTAAATGGTTGTAGGATCTCAGTAGGATTACCATTAGTAAGAATAGTCTTACCTGCGCGTATGTCTAACTTAGAACCACGAGGCATACGAGTAGCGTCTACAGCCATCATAGGGTGGACTGTAAGAGCCAAAGCATCAATACGTGCACGTAGCTCAGTGTCTAATGCTTTCTGGCTGTTATACGCCTTCTCACAGATGCCACGACCCCAGAATTTAAATGGCACTAAGTCCCAAGAGAAAGCTACTACAGGTCTGTCCTGTTTCATGTAAGGGTTAGCTTCTGCTTTTAATAAAGTATCACCATTGGCGATAACTAAAATTACTTCAGTGTAGCTAATGTCTTTGTTCGCAGGTATAATATCTTCTACTTCACCATCTTCATCTACATTACTTAGTAATTCTGTAGGTACTAAACCATAATACTTAGTTAAACGTACCATATCTTCTTCAAATACTGGGCGTACTTTAGAAGCATCGTCTAAGTCAGGGTCATATTGGTACTCAGCAACATCTACATCACGATAAATACCTTTGTCAATACCCATTTTAACTTCATGGTAAGGAACCATCTTATCAATAGCCACACCTAAAGAGTCCTCAATAGTTGTAGCTAGAGGATCAATCAAAAAGTTTTGTGGCATAATAGGATCTAGCTTAACTATTACACGATCCTTAGTGCGTACCCCTACTGCTGTCATGTTCATATCTGGTACAAACTCTGTATCAGGAATAAACTCTTTCATTTCTTCTAGTACTAGCTCGCCAATACCTGTACCAAATACAGCAGCATTAATTAAACACTCACCAATAGACGTTCTAACTTTTGATAAATGTAAATCTTCTTTTAATTGTTTACGAAGTATACCAATATCTTGTGGGTTTTCATCTCGTAGGTCGTCCTTAATATCAAAGAACTCACCACGACCAAACGTAGCTTCTTCAATCTCTGCAACAGAACTTTCTACTGCTTGCTGTGTAGCAGGAGAGATTAAACGAGATCGCTCTGACTCACGCATACTGTCAGACTTGTCCCATATACCACGCCAAGTACGATAGTACTCGTCATGCGTATCTGCGTAGTTGGTCTGATAATGGTCACGCCACTGATCGCACTTGTTCATTACCCAAGCTTCTAGTGTCATGTCTCCAAACATTTCTTTATCATTCATATATTAGTATCCTGCTACTGGGTCAAGCATTTCAAAATGCTCTTGGTCATAGTCATAATAGTATGACACTTTAGCTAACTGATCTATGTAAGCTAACGAATCAATTAAGTCATCGTGTACTTGTGGATTAGGAAACTGAAACAGTTGATCTAAAAACTCAATGTTCCAATCACCCTCGTTAATATCTATAGCACCATGTTCAAAACGTCCTTGCAAAGCTGCTATAATTCTATCTGTCTTTTTCTTATTGCCATGAGTAAGTTCTTCTATACGAAAAAAGTTACCAGTACGTTTCATCATATCCGCTAGTGGCGACATAATTGCTTGTCTTGAGATACCTTTTTCAATACCTACAGCTATTGGCTCGTATTCTGCAACAGCTTCAAAAATCTTTTGGGCAGTTTCTTCAAATGTCCAACGCCCAAATATAATTTCTGAAACCCACCAACCATGTTCACTTACTTTAACTACTGAAATAGCTGTGTTATCTAACCTACTATTTTTAGATTTCTTTTTAGTAGCATCTTCAAAGCCAGCCATATCAATAGCTATGTAGTAATCTCCTATATCTGGTTCTTCAGTAGATACAGAAACCCAATCCTCTTTAAAGATGTCAGAACCCATAGCCTCAAAGGAAGCCAAAAATTCTTGCCTAAACGCATAACTAGACATAGACTTCTTAGCTATGTCAATTTCTTCTGGGTCTAGTATTGGATTGTCATACGAAGTAAAGTGCCATGCTTCATACGTTTCATCACCACCTACATCCGCATAGGTATATAAATCATAGAAATGATTACGACCAGCAGGTGTACCAATAAACATAGCACCACCTTTTTGGTCAGCTAACGCAGGGCGTAGGATCTGTTCCCAAACCTCTGGCTTCATGTCAGCGTACTCATCCATTACTAGGTACTTCAATGACACACCACGCATAGTCTCTGGTCTGTCAGCACCTTTCAATGATATAGTTGCACCATTGATAAGTGTAATCTGTAGGTTATTAATGTGACTGCTTTTGATTACTGGGTGTCCTACCTCAAGTAATGCTTGCCACATAATGTCACGAGCCTGTCCTTGTGTAGGTGCTACGTAGAACACATGACCAGACTTTACCTGTAAGCCATAGAAAATAAGTAGGTATGCAGCGAGGCGAGACTTACCTGTACGTCTACCTGCTGCTACTACTTTGAATCTAGCCTTACTGTCCCAGACATCTTGTTGCCATTGTAACAGTTTAATGTTTAGGTCTGTAGACATTAAATAAAAGTTCTATTCCACAAAGCTACCTTATTTGGTCGTTCTTTTTTACTTCCTGACCAATGGTAGTCTAACCACGCATCCATAGGAGACAGCTTGCCTTTAGCTAGGTCATTTACCACAAACGTAGGGTGTTGTAGTTTGTCTGCCAGAAATAGTAAGTCTTGAGTAGGCGGACTTACCTTAGAAAAATCAGGGTCTTCTGATCTTAATATAGCTAAATCTTCTTTAGGTAAATTACTAAAGTCATACCCAGTATCTTTTAAAACCTTTTTTAACCTAGTAACAGCAGTTGAGTTAGTGCCAGAACCTTTGCTTGTTTCATATTGATAGGCTCCCCTGCCTATACCTTTTTCACTATCACCCTGTAGCCTATCGTAAATGTTATTACTTTCTACTGCCCCTACTTGTTTTCTAAAATTATCAAAGTTTAGGATACCCTGCTCGTCCCAACCCCTATCTTTAGCGACAGTAAATAATACTTTGTTGTAGTCTACTGTCTTATCAACATCTTCAGTAGTATCTTCATCTACACTTGCAAATTCATCACTCATTTATTTTCTCTGGATTTAGATTAATAAAGTCACCATCTAGCGCGTCTTCTTGCTCACCAATGATAGTTGTCTCACCACCTACACCAGTAATGGTAATGTTTACTGCGGCTTTACCACCTGAGTTCTTAGCTTCATCGAAGTAAGACAAAGGCATAAGCCTATCCATTACTAGTTTCCATGCTGCTGCTTGGTTCTTGTGGTCATCGTCTAACGCAGCATTAAGGATACTATCCATAACCTTGCGAGACTTAGGGCTAGCAAGCAGCCTAGCTTTGTATTCTCGTATTGCATCAGCATCACCTTTAGGTCTGCCTACTGCATTTCGTTTCTTCTTTGCTTGAATGTCTTTCTTTGGTGGTCTGCCCTTTCTTTTAGGAACCGCCTCAGTCTTGTCAGTCATATATTACTTCTTGTTCATCATATTCTTAATTGATTGGATACCAAATGATGCAGCGAATACCACACCTACTGCTGTCTTATAGAAGTCAGGCATACTTTCTAGCGCAGCAAAACCACGAGTAACAATTGCCTCGTGCCCTGTGAAGGCTAGGATAAGTGGTATACTAACTAATATAGTAAGCCACTCGTCCTTCCAGCTTTTGTTACTAGCCTCAGCCATTGTCTGGTTCCAGTCCAGCTCACCTGCTGCAACCTTCTTCATGACCTCAGCTTTAGCTTTAGTAGTTTCTAACTTGGCTTCAGACTTAGCTTTACTAACAGCTACCTTACCGCCTATCCAAGTCTTAGCTACTTCCGCTATTGGTGCTAGTAACATTCCTATCATTACTTTCTACGCTTAAAGTTTAAGTTCTGGTAAGAGTTCATTCCCATACCTGACTTACCAGCTTTCTTTTTAGGAGCTGTTTTCTTTGTTGTTTTATTTTTAGCTGCATTTGCTTTATCTTTAGCTTCACGAGCTAGTCGATCCTTTTTGTCTTTGGCGTACTTAGATTTGCTTTGTACAGACATACCACCTTGATAATCCTCATTACCCATACCAGAGCGTCCTGTCTTAGGCTTAGTCTTAGTAGGAGTCTTAGTAGGAGTCTTAGGCGTCTTAGGCTTAGTAGGAGGCTTAGGAGTAGGTTTAGGAGTAGGCTTAGGCGTAGGCTTAGGGGTAGGCTTAGGCTTAGCATAAGGATCATCTACTGGTTTCTTACCCCTTTGCATATTTTTGTTATATTCTTCTATTCGCTTACTACGAATTTTAGATTCTTCTTCGCCAACACGTTCCCTTTCTTTCTTGTTTTTCAATTCCTTCTTTGCTCGCGCATCTTCTTCTTTTTTACTTTGAGCGTTTTTAGTTTTTTCGTAAAGAGCTTGACCTTTGTTCATTTGGTTTAGCTGCTTTACTCTTTTCTTTAAAAGAGCTTTTTGAGTAAAGTTAAGGTCTTTGTTTTTCAACGTAGCATTAAGGGAAGCTAGTTGTTTTTCTCGTCCTGCTGCTGTTTTACTGTAAGTAAAGTTTAGTGGGACTTCGACATTGTTTGCCATTTTTTTTAATTTCCTAAGTTAATAAAAATAAAGGTAAGGCAAACGCCGCTACCAAGTAAGTAACGATCAGCGCAAGAAAGCACCAATCCCCTGAACTGTTTAAACACTTTTTCATTTCTTTTTAGTACCATTCCTTTTTCTGTTAGCCTTAACAGAGGAAACTCTTAGATTACTCTTAGCTTTGTTTAAAGGGTTTCTATCTTTGTGGTCAATATCTTTACCCTGTAGCTTAGCTTTACCATGAACCTTAACCATGTTACGCCTTGATTGCTTACGAGCATCGTTGCGTTTTCTTTGTTCAGGTTTGCCTTGATAGTTAGCGTATTCTTTCTTGTAGTTTCTTGTTTTTGTTTTTGCTGTCATTTAATTTTATTAGCGATTTTAACTTCACCTTCTGAAGCCATCTCGTTATCCCATACTTGTAAGTAACCATTAATCATCTGAAAGAATACTGGTGGGACTAGAGCTAAGGCAAACAGTTGGAAGTATCCATGCCCTGTATTTGGTGATCCTACTTCATCTAGTTCCCAGAAGTGCGTCTCACCTCTGTCGTGATGATCGCCCTGCCGCCCAATTTCGATGAAGAACCAAGATGAGAAAGCAGTAGCATTATCCCAAGAATGACGATAATCAATGGGCTGACCTTTTTCTCTGTAAAGACCATAATGCTCTAAGTAGTTTAATGTTTCTAATTCAAAGTTACTGACTAGCCACATGACTGCCAGTACTGCCATACCTACCCAACCACCTACTGCCCAAAATAACAGTACTGTTGGTAAGGCCATTAGGTAGCCACGAATCCAACGATTGTCGAACGAAAGGAAAGGCTTGTCTAAACGCTCTAGGCGTTGCTTCTCCATCATGAATAGGAACTTAGATTGCCCAAGACCTGATAGTGGGTAGTGCTTATATAGGGTACGACCACGAGGTGATGTTGCTGGGTCGTCTTGATGCCCCAGCTCTAAGTGGTGGTTGTAGACATGAGCGTAGCAGAAGTGTGCCTTGCCACTCAGAGCCATCATCATCCTAGCAATAACGAAAGAGAAACCCTTTGTATGTGCTAGCTCGTGACCATATATAATACCAATACCTAGAAAGATACCAGTGGAGAGAGTACTACCAATTAACGCAGTTAGTGATGCTGTGCCTGCCATAAACGCGCTGACCTGAAAGGCTAGTGCAATCTGTAGACAGATAAACAGTGGTAACATCGCATACATGGTGGCGTTTTGAAACCACGCTACACCATTAGTTTCGCCATCTTCATCGAAACCTGCACCTACTGTTTGCTTCTTCACGAGTGTATCCACAATAATGGCTACACCTAGCATAAAGACACCCA